TAACTACACACACATCCGTCGCCGCACAACTATCGTTGCAGACAACTTCTCAGCGCTAGATTTGGCCGGAAGAAATGACGAATTAAGCTACCAAATCGCAAAGCGCGGCAAAGAATTGAAGCGCGATATAGAAGCGGTTTTGACTGCGAACAACGCGCAAGTTGCTGGCGATAGCGCAACAGCTCGTGAAACAGGTGGCTTGGGCGCGTGGATCGCGTCAAACGCAAACGCTGGTGCAGGCGGTGCGTTGGCAACTGGTAACGGTACTACTGCACGTACAGACGGCACTCAGCGTGATTTCACTGAGACAATGCTGAAAGACGCGATGCAGCAAGCATTCGTTTCTGGCGGTCAGCCTTCAATCTTGATGGTAGGCCCACACAACAAGACAGTTGTGTCAGGCTTTGCGGGTATCGCGGCACAGCGTTACCAAGCGCCATCAGACGCGCCGACAACAATCATCGGTGCGGCTGACGTGTATCTGTCTGACTTCGGGACGCTAAATGTGGTTGCAAACCGCTTTAGCCCAGAGCGGACAGCATATCTACTCGACCCAGAGTACGCATCTGTATGCTACCTACGTCCAATCCAGAACGTCGAGCTTTCGAAAACTGGTGACGCCGAGAAGTCAATGGTTATCGCCGAGTTCGGCTTGAAGGTGACCAACGAAGCGGCACACGCGGTTGTTGCGGACTTGAACGTATCATAAGACTGACGGGGCGACTTCGGTCGCCCCTCTCACTTCTGGGAGATAGGCATGCCACAAAAGAGATTATTTGGACACGATCCACTTACCGGCATCACGCAATATTGGCACGTTACTGATAAGGGCGAGTACGTGATTGAGACGCAGCAAGACGTCACGGCGATCGCGGAAGCAAACAAGCGTCAGTACAACGATACCCCCGATAAACACCGCGACGTCAACAAGGTGGCGTCAATCCCATTAAACGTGTATTATGACCTCAAGAGACGAGGCATTGCGGACGACCCGAAGAAGTTTAAGCAGTGGCTCAACGACCGAGACAACAGAGTATTTAGGACAAGGGCGGGCACGCTGTGAGCATTACAACTTATTCCGAGCTGAAGTCTAGCATAGCTGACTGGTTGCTACGCGACGATCTGACGTCCGTCATACCGACGTTCATCTCGTTGGCCGAGAGCCAGATTAACCGCGACATCCGCGACCACCGCATGGTGAAGCGTGCGACGGCGGAAGTTGACACGAAATACTTCTTAAAGCCGTCAGACTGGCTGGAGACGATCCGCTTTCAGCTTAACACGACGCCAATTGCGACGCTGCTGTTTGTCACGCCGGATCAGGCGTCGGAGGAGCAAGTGCGGTTCACCGCATCTGGCAAGCCGAAATACTTTACCAACGTGGGCACGCAGATCGAGGTCGTGCCGACGCCAGACGCCGTATACACCGGCGAGCTGATGTACTACGCGAAGGTGCCCGCACTTTCCGATAGTAATACGAACAACTGGCTGCTAAACTCTGCACCAGACATCTACCTGTACGGCACGCTGATGCAGGCGGCGCCATACCTTAATGACGATGAGCGTATTGCCGTGTGGCAGGGCTTGTATCGTCAGGGAGTTGAGGCGCTAAAAGTGCAGGACGAAAGATCACGCGTTGGATCGTCCAGCCTGAGAATGCGCCCGCGCGCTATAGCATAGGAGAAACACATGGCAACCATATCAGATTATGTATTGGATGCAGCGCTGTCTAAGTTAGACACAGAAGCCAATCGCATAGACATTACATCACAGGAAGTAACGAGCTACACAGAGGCGACTAGCACATATACGCTAGGGAATAGCACCTCAGTTTCGTTTGGTGCGCCGCAAGATGGTGATACGTCAGGCCGCAAGACAACATGCGCAGCGATTACGGATGGCAGCGTTACTGGGTCTGGCACGGCAACGCACTATGCGGTTACTGATACGTCAAACACGCGCCTGCTTTGCACTGGCTCATTAACAACATCGCAGAGTGTGGTTTCTGGCAATACGTTTACCGTTACAGCATTTGATGTAGAAATTCCTGATCCTTCATAAGTAGGTGAAATATGGTTGTTTTAGCCAATAGAGTTAAGGTAGCTACGGCAACCACTGGTACTGGTGTAATTACGCTAGGTAGTGCCGTAACGGGCTACCAATCTTTTGCTGATGGCGGCGTGGCTAATGGTGAGACTGTTCGCTACACGATAGAAGATGGTGATAACTGGGAAATCGGCACAGGCACCTATACGGCTTCTGGAACAACGCTTTCACGCACAGTTTTAGAAAGTAATAACGCAGACAATGAGATTAACCTGTCTGGCGATGCGGTAGTGTTTATCACGGCGGCGGCTGATGATATACAGCAACCACCATCAGAAGGTGCATTTGCTAACGGCGATAAAACCAAGCTAGACGGCATTGAAAGTGGTGCTACTGCTGATCAGACTGCTGCTGAGATACGTACTCTTGTAGAAAGTGCTTCTGACAGTAACGTATTTACTGATGCAGACCACACAAAGTTAAACGGGATTGAAACAGGTGCAACTGCTGATCAAACTAAGTCAGACATTGATGCACTGAATATTGATGCAGACACAGTAGACAGCCTACATGCAAGCAGCTTCTTGCGTAGTGATGCAAATGATACTTATACAGGGTTGCTTTCTTTTGGTAGCACAGGAACAGGAATATATGGAAGCGATGGTTTTCCATTAGTGCAAGTCAACTCAAGCAGGGCTTATTTTGGTAGCACAAGTAGATCAACTACGACACTTGCAAGTAATTCGTCTACGGGCGCAAAAGCAAATGTAAGTGGCACAGACTACACAATCTGGCATGCTGGCAATGACGGTTCTGGTAGTGGCTTAGATGCTGATACTGTTGATGGATACCAAACAAGTGAAGGTAGTACAGCAAGTACACTAGCTGCGAGAAACAGTAGTGGCGATCTTTATATGAGGTATGGCGTTTCAAGTTATCTCAATATGTCCCATTCGTCTGCCACACGCAGTTCAGACACAGTATTCTATTCATCTACAGACAACTACCTACGCAAAAACAATGCGACAGGTTTCAAAACTTCATTAGGGTTAAGTTCCACAGACAGCCCGACTTTTTCTGGCCTTACAATCACAGGTGATAACTATATCACGATGCAAGAAGGCCACTACGTTAATCGTCGCTTTGAGGTAGACAGTGCGGATAACTCTGGTACGATTTACATTTTACTATGCCGTAACGCTGCAAACAATGATGTCAATGGCACGATCACGATGGATCGCACAAGTGGGCTTAGACACGCTTGCAAATGGGACATAATTGTTAGCTCTGGAAGCAGCACAACACCTGTTGGCAGCCTTATGGGGCATAGCGTTGCGGGTAATGGTCAACCGACAGCAAGATTGGTGACACTGACTTACAGTTCTGCGAGCTATGTCGCCTTGGAGATTACTAACCCTGACAACTACTACGAAACCACAGGGGCATATTTCAACGGTCGCATCGTTAACTCTGGGTCAAACACTTTTACATGCTTACAGCCAGCGAGTGTGAGTGCTGTTAGCTCAATGTATACTTCAACTAGCCGCACAATAATGAGTAACGACTTGGTAGTTGGAAACTCTATTTATGTGCCAAATAACATTTACCACGATGGTGACACAGACACTTACATAAACTTTGGTACTAACACTATTACCCTTGCCACAGGCGGTTCTAGTGAAATCACAGTTGACACCACAGGTGTACGTCTAGGCGACACAGGCAACGGCTACTTCCAACCTGTCACTGGCAGCTATGGCTCTATCCAGATTGATGGCGGTGCGCATAATAGCTACGAGGGCTATAGCATCGGCGGTCGGGCTGTGTTTATGCATAATAATAGTACCCTTTATGGTCTGTTTGATGACATAAACAATAGTTGGGCTATTAGAGGTACTTTTAACGGTACTACAGAACTATACCACTCAGGTAATTCCAAACTCCAAACAACCAGCTCTGGCTGTACAATAACAGGTGACGTAAACAGCACTTCAGACATCCGTTATAAGAAGAACATTGAACCCATAGACAATGCACTAGAGAAGGTGCAGTCCCTTAAAGGTGTGACATTTGATTGGGACAATGATGCGTTCAAGGAAACAGAACAAACCAAGAAGCCAGAGTTCACAGAACGTGCCACAGGTGTCATTGCTCAAGATGTTGAGAAGGTATTACCAGAAGCAGTTCGTGAAAACGAGGATGGCTTCAAGAACGTTGCATACGGTAACATGGTTGGCTTGTTGATAGAAGCAATCAAAGAACAGCAAACTCAGATTGATGAACTCAAGGCAGAGGTTGCGGAACTTAAAGGCTAATAGTGGAGTAACACGAAGATGGCTATACAAATCAGTGGTACAGAAGTAATCAGCAACAGCAGGGGCTTGAACAACATAGCTTCTGTTGACGCAACTACGGCAGCATCCATAAGTGCGGCTGGTGTAGGTGGTGGTGGTACTTTTGAGAAACTTTCAACCACAACCATATCTAGCAGTACATCTGTGGTTTATACAAATCTATCAGTAGACACCCATAACAGGTTTCAGGTTCATTTGTCAGGAATAGAGGCCGCAAGTGGAAGCACAAAGCTATCTATGCGGCTTGTGTCAGGCCCAGATAGTAATGGCTGGTACAATAACTACAACATATATGGAAGTGAAGCAGCTATATTTCAGATGGGTCAGTCAGCCACAGTCATAGACAACGACAGCCAAATTGGAATGATTTGGTTACTTCATGAGGATATGGAGTTGGGGCGTACTACACCTTATTCGGCAGATTTAATCATTAATGTATATGGCGTTGGCTCTGCATCTTCATTGTATCCAAGAGCGCATTGGTTTGGAAAAGTAAACAACGATACAATTGCAGGGCATTGGTATAACACCAATTCTGTGGCGGGTACACCAAGCGGGAAACAGGCTTTTGCGTTTTCTGCTTCTGGCGGCACTATGGATAAGGGTACATTTACTTTATATGGGGTTAATGACTGATGCCTAAAAAGTATATAGACGGTGTAGAGCATGAGCTAACTGCAGAAGAAGTTGCGGCATGGGAAGCTGAAGTTGCTGCATGGGAAGCAGAAAGACCGACAAGATTAGCCAAGCACCAACGAAGAAAAAGAGACAGATTGCTTCAAGAAACAGATTGGTGGGCTTTGTCTGATGTAACCATGACTGATGCGCAAACGGCTTATCGTCAGTCTTTGCGTGACATTACCACACATTCTAATTGGCCCGATCTCAATGATGATGATTGGCCTACGAAACCGTGAGGAATAACTAAATGCTTGGCTTTGTCGCATTAGCATCAGCACCGTTAGCAGATGACGTTTCCAAAATTAACTACGAGTTTTCTGCTAACGAAATAACTGCTGGCGTTCCAGTAGTAGATAGCGCCAATGCGTTTATTACTGTTCCATGCACTGCTGATGACATAACGACAACGCCCGTTGTTGATGCGATAAGCATAAGCCACATTTACAACTTTGCTGCCACTGAAATAACTACAGGCGCAGTCCTCGTTGACATTGTGACAATGTTTGAAGATGAAACGATTATCCCAGCGGATACGATTTCATCCAATCCAACGATAGACCAAATTGATGTATCAGTTACGTCAAACTTTACGGCGGATAGCATTAGCGCAACGCCAGTTGTTGACAGTATACCATTGTCGGTTACGTCCAACCTCACAGCGACAGAGATTACAAGCGCTGCGCCAACTATAGACAGCCTCACACTTAGCTTTGTCTATAACCTTGCTGGCGATGAAATATCCACTGCTGCGTCAAGCGTAGATAGTATTGCGGTTTCTGTTATCAGTAACTTTGTGCCGATTGATATTAGCACAACGCCCGTTGTTGACACTCTGCCAATACAGCAGAGATACAATCTGTTAGCTAACGAAATCACTGCAGGCATACCAACGCTTCCCGCGCGCTTCTTGTGGGACTTCCAAGAGTTAGTGTCAGAAACGTGGAGCGAAATAGATGAATTATCTATGTCTTGGGTAGCGCAGAATGAGACAAGCGAGACTTGGTCTAACATTTCTGATATAAATGCAGTATGGTCGGAGCAAAGCGAAACGCAGGAAACGTGGAGCAGCGCAGCATAAAAGGTCTTTAAGATGGCAGATACAACGACAACAACTTATAACTTAACGAAGCCAGAAGTCGGCGCGTCCGCCGATAGCTGGGGCACAAAGCTAAATAGCAACTTCGACAGTATCGACAACTTGCTCGATGGAACGACGGCCATTGCTCCAAATCTGACCGAGGGATCGTGGAGTGTTGGCGGCACTTCCATCGCATTGACAGCGGCAGAGTTAAACATCTTGAGCGGCGTCACTGCAACGTCTGCTGAGTTAAACTTGTTAGACGGTGCGACGACAGCCACGTCGACTACAATTGCGGACGGTGACCGTGTAATCGTAAACGACGGCGGCACGATGGTGCAAGTTGCCATGACAGACTTGGCCACATACTTTGGCGGCGGCATCACAAGCATGACGACGCTTACGGCAGTAGGCGCGCTAGATAGCGGCAGCATTACATCTAACTTTGGCGCAATCGACAACGGATCGTCGAACATCACAACGACCGGCACAGTGTCGTTTGGCACGCTGACAGACGCAACGACAAGCGTGACGTCGATTAAAGACGAAGACGACATGGCGTCTGACGATGCCTCCGCGCTTGCAACGCAGCAATCGATCAAGGCGTATGTCGATGACAAGTCAATTACGCAAACGTCTGGCTCTGCGCCGTATTATGGCGCGCGTGCGTGGGTAAACTTTGAAGGCTCAGCGTCTGGCGCCACAATTCGTGGAAGTCAAAACGTGGCCAGCGTGACGCGCAACGCCGCTGGTGACTACACAGTGACCCTGACAACGGCTATGGCTGATACGAATTACGCTGTCGTCGTAAATGCTATGGCGAGCGATGGTACGGGTGGGGTTAGATTCCACGGCGGATATCCAAGCTCGACAACTGAGATAAATGTTTACGCTACGAGTGATGCTAGAGCCGGCAGTGATTTATCAATGTGGAATGTAGTCATCTTTGGTTAGGAGTACGCTATGCCTCTGGTGAAGCTAGACATACCAGCCGGCGCGGTACGCAACGGCACAGAATACGAAACAGGCGGACGTTGGCGCGATATGTCACTCGTCCGCTTTTACAATGGCGTCCTTCAGCCGATCAACGGGTGGCGTAAACGCGTCACAAACCAGCTCACCGGCATCCCGCGCGCAATGCATACGTGGCGCGAGAACGACGGCACGCGCTGGTTGGCCGTTGGCACAAACTCTAACCTGTACGCGTTTGAGGCGGGCAACACTCTAGACGACATTACGCCAGCAGACTTAACATCTGGCTCCGCGACGCAGACAGGCTCCGTGGGCTACGGCGTTGGCGCATACGGCGCTGATGAGTGGGGCGCGCCACGTCCAGAGGCGTCTACAACGCTTGTAACGCCAGCGGCGGCGTGGAGCTTGGATAACTGGGGCGAGTACCTTGTTGGCGTCTTATCTAGCGATGGACGCATGTTTGAGTGGGACTTAACGTCTGGGACTGCGTCGGTAATCGCCAACGCGCCTGTCGGCGTTGACGGCGTCATCGTCACAGAGGAGCGCATCATCTTCGCGCTCGGCGCGCAGAACGATCCGCGTCGCATCGACTGGTGCGACCAAGAAAACAACACTCAGTGGACTGCGTCGGCGACAAACCAAGCCGGTAACCAGATACTGGCGACCAACGGCAAGATCGTCACCGGCTCCAAAGTGCGCGGCGGCACGCTAATCCTCACGGACATCGATGCACACTTAGCCACATACTTGGGCCAACCGTTCGTGTATCGATTTGACCGCGTAGGCACTGGCTGCGGCGCTGCGTCGCAAGGCTGCGTCGTGCAAGTTGACGTAGGGGCAGTGTGGATGGGCCGCGACGGCTTCTGGATTTACGACGGTGCAGTGCGTCCGTTAGAGAGCCCAATTGCTGATTACGTGTTCCGGAATCTTAACGAGAGCCAGATCACGCGTGTGACGGCGTTCAACAACTCCAAGTATGGCGAGGTATGGTGGCTGTATCCAAGTGGAGACAGCAACGAGTGCAATCGCTACGCCGCGTGGAGCTATCGCAATAACACATGGACAATCGGCGAGCTTGGCCGCACCGCAGGCACTGACGGCGGCATCTTTGGCCAGCCTATTATGGTGACCGCGGACGGCTACGTTTACGATCACGAGGTTGGCTGGAACTACGACGGCAACGATCCGTTTGCTGAGACGGGGCCAATTGAAATCGGTCAGGGCGATAACTTAGCCGTCATTACGCGCCTCATACCTGACGAGCGCAACTTGGGCGACGTCACAGCGACGTTCACGAGCCGCTTGTACCCGAATGCAGACGAAAGCACGCACGGGCCGTTTACGCTCACCGCTGAGACAGACGTGCGCTTTACTGGACGGCAAGTGAAGCTGAAGGTGACGGGCGCCAAGAATAGCGACTGGCGTGTTGGAGACATGCGCGTTGACGTGAAGCAAGGGAGCAAGCGATGAAGAAGCTACCCGTCGCCGGCCCAACGTATGACTATAAGCTGGAAAACATTCGCAACGACATTATTGAGCAGGAGCTTGCGCTTTGTTTGAAGCGGCAAGAAGATTTAGCTCAAAACGCTACAATCGTGGATGGCGATGGAAACACGACGACGCTGCGCGCTAATTTAGACACTGAGTTTTACACGCGAACTGAGGCGGATGCGGCCATTGCGTCGGCCACTACTACTTTGGTTTCAACTTCTGACCTAACTACAGCATTGGGTAGTTACACGACGACAGCAAGTCTAGAGCTAAACTATTACACAAAAACAAGTACAGATTCAGCGATATCATCCGCAACAACAAATCTGGTTTCAACTTCTGATCTGACTACAGCTCTTGGAGATTACACGACAACGGCTACTCTAACGGCTAATTACTACACAGAAACTGAAGCTGATAACGCTATTTCATCAGCGATTACCACCAATAACGTAACAATTGGCGACACTTACGCTACAATTTCTACTGTTTCGTCAGTTTCTGGCGATGTTGACGACATTGAAGGTAAGTACGCCGTTAAAATCGACAACAACGGCTACGTGTCTGGCTTTGGATTAATTAGTACGGCCAATAATGCGGCAATATCTGGCGATGGTATTTCGGGCGCTGCGACCACTAGCACATTCACCATAGCCGCAGACGCGTTCAAAATCGTTGACACGAGCGATTCCAACACTCCCAAGACACCTTTTTCTGTTTATAATTCATCACGCGTTGTAGATGGAATTACGCTCCCAGCGGGAGTGTATATGGAGAATGCTTTTATTACAAAAGCTGAGATAGTAACGCTTGATGCTGATGTAATTGATGCAGGCACTCTCAACGCAGAGCGCATAAACATTGACGGAACCATGTTAGACGTTACAGCTCTAGGTGAGTTAAAAATTAAAGATGCTGGCGTTGACACAACACAACTCGAAACAAACTCAGTAACTAAACTCGCCGCCCAAAGAACAGCGAGCCTGTCACAAACGTTTGGCACTTCCATGACGAATGTCAGGAATTTGACATTTACAGAAACGCTCGTTTATGATGTTTACACTTGGCTAAGTGTAGATGTTAAAAATGTCTCCGGAAGCTCTGTAGATGTCATTTTTGAGCTCCATGATACATCTGACACAATACTTGCTCAGACAGTGAGAACATTAGCAAATAATGAGGAGCAAAACGTTTCTCTTGCTGGGTTTAGCACGACAGTAAATGGAAGTAACTCTTTTGCTTTTGCTGCACAGGTTGTCGGAGGCGGTGATCTTGAGTTTGATTATTTGAGCTTGCAAATTTTAGGGAGAAAGCGCTGATGTTTGTTATAACAACATACAAAACATCGTCTGGCGAGATCACTGGCACTTTTTACACTTCAAATGAAGATGACTTAATTCTTAATGTAAAACAGGATGAAAGTTACATAGATGGCGAATACCTTTCTTCCGAGTTTATAGTTGTAAACGGTTTGCCGCAAAGAAAATCAAACGATGAACTACTTATCATCAAGAATCAAAAGGCAATGAGAAGTTTACGGCGTAGACGGCAAGTAGATTTATCGTCCTCCGACTGGACGCAAGCCGCCGACAGCCCGCTCTCCGACACGAAGAAGGCGGAGTGGGCAACGTACCGCCAGCAGCTCCGCGATTTACCCGCTAACACGACCGATCCTGCTAACCCAACATGGCCTACGCCTCCGTCCTAGCCAAATGAGTAATAATGTTATACAATTCAGGCAAGCGCCAAATGTGAGGGTGCTACCGGCGATCCCAGAGTGCCTAGACGAGTTTCTGGATGACGCTATAAAGCTACTCACACCGGCGATACGACGTCAGGAGCATAACGCTACCGTTGAGGACGTCATAGAAGACATACGAGGTGGAGGTGCAGTCTTGTGGTGCATCTACCTAGAGGACAAGTTGACCGCGGCGCTGACGACATGCGTTGTGAAACACCCTCGAAGGACTACCCTAAAAATTGAGTTTATGGGCGGAACACGAATGGACGAGTGGATGGACGAAACGATCGCAACGCTCTCCGAGCTTGCAAGGCGCGCGGAGCTAGATGGCATCGAGGCGGATGGCCGCAAGGGATTTGATAAATATGTAGGCGCGTCGCCGTTTCGCGAAGTCTACAGACACTACGAGATGGAGTTGCTCTGATGGGTACTACGAAGACCGAAACAAGCAAGATGGACCCGCTCCAGCAGCAGTTTATGGAGGAGGCGCTTCTTCCGTTTGCTCGTGAAATTGCTGGCACGCCATATGAGACGTTCGAGGGCGAGCGCGTAGCGGGATTTACTCCAACGCAGCAACGCGCGTTATACGGTTACGGACAGCTTTCATTGCCAAGTGAGCTTGCAACGGCATCTGGCGTTGTGGAAGACGTCGCGACGATGACGCCAGAAGAGCTGTCAGCGCAGCGTGCACAGTACGCGCAAGAGTATACCGACTTAATCATGGATCCGACGCGCGCACGCTTGCGTCGCGAGCAAGACATCGCCCGCTCAACGGAAGCTGGCCAGATGACACGCGCGCTTGGCGGCGCTGGATTTGATTCAACACGCCGCGGAATTGCCGAAGGTGAGCGCGAGGCAGCGCGTGACGTTGCAATGGGCGAGCTAGAGGCGCGCATCGCAGGCCAAGGGCTCGACTATGGCACGCAGCGCCTGATGTCAGACATCGGCTTGCGCACGGGCGCAGCGGGTCAGCTTGCCGGACTTGGCATGACGGGGCTAGGTGCAGAGGTCGACATATTAGGTCGCCAGATGGGCGCAGGCGAGGCGGAAAGAGCGCTGGATCAGGCGCGTTTGGATGTGCCATATCAAGATTACCTTGCCAGAATGCAGTATCCGCTGACGCAGTTTGGCGTACTTACTGGCGCTGGTCAGGCGTTCCCTGCGGGCATTGGCTCGACGACACAGAGAACCGGCGGACTTGGGCCTACCTTGGGTGCTGTTGGAAGCGCTGGAATGGGCCTAGCTGGTATGGGTGTGTTTGGCCCAGCCGCTGCAAAATCAGCGCTAGGCTTTCAGTTTAATCCGTTTGCGTAGAAGGGGAATAGAAAATGGCTATGCCACGCGATCCAGCAACAGGTTTACCGCTAGTACCAATTTTGGCGCCTGATGTTCCCGTTGAGGAGCAGACAAATATATTTCCAAATGGACTGCCAACTGCGGATGATCCGTCATTAACAGTTGCAACCGGCGATCCTTTGGTTGAGCCCATGCCCGCAAGCATGCCCGCAGGCGCACCACTTATGGCAAATATGAACCCTGATGCTACTGTGCCGCGAGTAAGTTCAATTCTTAATCAACCAATACCTCAAGACCCGTTTGAGGGGTTATCACGTAATCAACGTATGATGATCGGATTTGCAGCACTTAAAGACGCTGGACTAGCGCTACAAGGTAAAGAGGGTGGAGCTATAGAGGCGACATTTAAAGGCTTTCGTGAGCGCGCCGACATGGAGCGCAAACGCCAAGCGGCTGTGGCGCGTCAAGAAGCCTTAAAGTCTATGATGCCTAGCGCAATGCCGGTAGCGGCTGGTGGTGACATGATTGCGCAACTTGAAGCGCAACGTCAGGCGCTTTTACAGCAAGCGTATTTGTATCCTGATTTAGCTCCGTCAATTAAGATGTCTATTGACAACATTAACTCTGAAATCGACCGTCTACGCAAAGAAGAGTTTGCGAGCCAAGACACCGCGATGGGGGCGTCGACAGTGCTCAACACTGTCAAAGACCTATCTAACGCGATTAAGGCAAATCCAAATATCACAGGCCCAATTGGCATGATACTTGGAATTGCGCCATTTACTGAAGCCGGCGAAGCAAGACTAAATGTCGAAACTCTTCGCGCCAATTTGGCATTTGACACGCTGCGCAACATTAAGGCGGGCGGCGCTACACTTGGCTCTGTTAGTGCCCCAGAGCTTGCGTTGCTGGAAGCTAAAGTCGCAAACTTGAACCTGAATAGGTCACCAGAGGCTGTGTTGAAATCTCTTGAAGAGATTGACCGCTACTACAAGCAGCTCGTCATAAACACGTACAATCGCGCGGACGATCCAAGTAAACTAGACGACATCTTCGGTGGCCGCCCAGCGTGGGCTGGCGGAGAAACACAAGATCTGCCGTCGTTCACATTTGAGAACGCGCCAATTGGTGAGCTGGTTGTCGATCCAGAAGACAACAAAGTTTACAAATTTTTAGGCGGCAATCGCGATAGCGCATCAAGTTGGCAAGAGGTGCAATTATAATGGCTGGCCCATCATGGACAAAACAAGACAGCGAAGCGGCCCCTAAAAGCGGCCCATCTTGGACAAAAGAAGCGCAAGCGCAACCGCCCGCAAGCGCAACTAAAGTCATCACCGACTTTGGCGATGGCAGTTTCATTGTTGAAGGCACAAGCGGTCAGCCGACATTTGTTGACCAGATTTCTGGCTACTCAACAACCGACATTGCTAAGATTTCAGAGATTGCGAAGTCTAAAGGCGGACGCCAACGCGCCGGCGACATCTCCCGCGGAGAGATTGCACAGGAGATCGCCGGAGAGCTGCCAACGCGCGCCGCATCAATGGCTAAGGGCATACCGTTTGTGCGTGGATATGTTGAGCCTGCATTTGCTGGTGCACGCGCCGTTACGCAGGGTATGTCGCCAACAACTGCGATGGACACGATCCGCGAGGCAATCGCACGTCGCGAGCAGGAGGCGCCACTTACCGTTGGCGCATCACGCCTTGGCACAGGCATTGCCACAGCAGCCGCTACAGCGCCGTCTATGACAGCTAAAAATGTTGTGGGGCGTACCTTGCAAGCGGCAGGCTACGGAGGCGCCTTGGGCACGCTCGAGGGGCTCGTAGGCGGCTTTGGTGAGGGCTTGTTTGCTCGTGATGGCGGATTTGACGAGGCAATGCAAACGGCAACGCGTCAGGCCGGCATCGGTGGCGTTGCAGGCACAGTGTTTGGTGCAGCCGGTCAGCCAGCCGCCGAAGGCTTAGGCGCATTGTATGGCAGCTATTTACGTGAGCCAGTGCGCGACATTGTCGAGAAAATCGGGTTCAAGAAAGACGCAGCCAACGTCGTCGAAGAGTTCTTGGCTATGGATGCGGCGCAGGCCGTAGAGAGCGCAGAGCAAGTTGGCCCATATGGATCAATCTCAACGCTGGGCCCGAATACAGAGGCGCTACTAGACGCCGTAGCCAACACGCCTAGCGAAGGCGCGCGCATCGCAAAGCAGAACCTAGACGAGACGGCGCTTGCAGCGTCACGCGATTTGAACGATCGTTTAAATAACGTACTTGGTGAGCCAACACCAGTAGGCGAAGGCATACTGACGCAGAAGTCTGACATTATGATCTCGACAGCCGCGGAGCGTCGTGAGGCGTATGGAGATGCATACGACTTCCAGATCGACGCAGACACCGAGGGCGGAGCGACAGTGCTTAACCTATTTGGACGTGTTGACCCGTCAGACTTAACTGAAGCAAAGACACTTTTACGCGAATCTGGTGGAAACCCAGAGCTGATAGGCGGACGTCGCATTAGCGCAGATGAAGTAACAGATGCACTAGCTAATGCGCCAGAGGGCGCTGTTATCGTATCAAACGCTGACGGGTCGTACACAGTTCAGGCGAAGCCAACTGTGGAAACGATAGACTATGTCACTCAACAGCTTTATGATGCTGGCATGTCTCTAAAGCAGCAAGGTAAGGCACGCGCAGGGCAGTCCAAGATGAACCTTGCACGCGAGCTGCGGTCAGCGTTGGATGAGATTAACTCAGACTATGCCAAGGCACGCGCAGCCGGTAAGGATGCGATTGACCAGAAGCTCGCAGCGGACTTGGGCAACGACATCCTAAGCCCACGCGTAACGCGTGAGGACGTCGCACTGGCTATGAAGAACGTAGACGAGGTTGGCGCGAAGCAGCTCAAACTTGCGCTACGTAATCGCATCGACGAGCTTATGGCTAACGCAAAGATCAACCCGCGCGCTCGCAATGACGCAGAAGTCGTCGAGGCGCTCGCGGCGCTGAAGGCGATGAACAACCGCGCGGTTGCACAGAAATTGCAGCTTGCACTTGGCAAGGATGCAGCGGATGCAATCGGAGAGCAGATCGCGCAGACATCTGGCGCATTGTTGCAACAAGCACAGGTTGCCGCAGGGTCACGCACAAACATTCGACGCCTAGTCGATGAACGTCTAAAAGAAGTAGTCGGAGAGCCGCTGGGAGCGACCGTGGGGCGCCAAGGCATCATTCCTACGATTGCGGGTGGTGTCGCAGATACCGTGCTCAGTGGGCCAAGCCAGCGAGAGCGTGTCGCCGGTCTGGCAAGCGAAATTGCGCCTGTACTTACGCAGCGCATGACGCCGGCCGACTTGCGTCGTCAGGCGGAGATGATGCAGCAAATGACGGGCTACATCGATCGTGCAAGCCAAGGCGCGCGTGCAGCTCGTGATGTGACTGCGGGCATCGCGCAGGGTGCAGGACGCCAGCAGGCGAGACGTGAAGAGCAAGACCCAATGACGGTCAACTTAATGCGTCAACTGGGCCTCGATGCATTCGTAAACCGTATGCGCTAAGACTTCGCCGCGCGCTTCTTTGGCGCCGGCTTCGCTTCATTCAGCTTATCGATTTCAGCGGCTTGATCTTGGATCAGGGTCGCGGCTTTTTCGCATGAGCGGAACAGCGCCAGCATGTTGTGTACACGGTGCGGCTGGTTCAGGATGCGGACGAGTTCGCGTTGTTCTTCAGTTAGCATGGGTAATCCTCCGTTAAATGCTAGTTAACTTTTAACACGCATAGGGATTGTAAAGCAAATCGGAACTAAATATAGTGCACTGGAATGCACAGGACACACCATGTTCCTCATTCGCCTCCCTGTACTGCCCTGCGCGAAAGCGTGGGGCATTTTTTCTTGCATATGTGTTAGCACAATGTTAACAAGGGGAAGTACAGAAGGAGAATCAAAAATGACACACGAGCAAGCAAAGATCGCAGCAGACGCGCTACGCGAAAAAGGCCACCACGATTTAGCAGAAACGCTAGAAACCCAAGCCCGTGAAAAGGTTTACAAGGATTGGTGGCAGAATGTTTATGACAACGACATGCAGGACTTATACTAAGTATGTGGTCAACTATCCTAACAGAATTCATTCAAGAAATGCATGGCGTCGATGTTGTGTGGCGCCCAACAACACCGGAAGAGGAGTGTCCGTTTTGACATATAATGAAGTAACAGGCGAATATGAAATCACGCCAAAGGAACGCATGGAGCAACTGGTCGATCGCATCAAGAAGCGTCTCATTAAGATTGAGCGCCTAAACGAAGTCAGAGGCGTGCGTTGGAGCGGCCACAGCGCGGATATTGGCATGGAGCATGCACTGCTCTCAGACGACCGCGCAGAGCTGCGCCAGTTACAGAGGGAGCTTGGAATAGATGTCACTGTCTAATGCACTACTGATCACGCTGTGCGCCTTAGCGGGCGCCTCAGTGGCACGTATGTTTGAGATGCTAGTAATGGGGGTAATGTAATGAGTTTTACTTGGCCAAAGGGCGTGCCGCCTACGGAAGAGCGCTGGCTAAAGTGCCTGCATCACCTCTACGCGACGTGCTCTATCGAAAATAAGATTCTACAGAAGAAGGTAAACATGACAAACGCGCAGCGTGCAGCCGGTCAGAGAGGCGGACGCAAGCGCAACGAGAGACATTACCAGACCGTCAAGGAGATGGCCGCGCAGGGCTACAACAACGAACAAATTGCGCGAAGGTTGGATATAACGCGGCAGCGGTTATACGAGTTTCGGTCTAAGCATAAAATATGATATAAGGCTCCTACGGGAGCCTTTTTCTATGGAGGACGTAGCCATTCCCTATGCTGATAAGGAGCGCCAGAAGGCGTATAATAAAGAGTATCGCAAAAAGTATTACCAGAAAAACAAGAGGAAAATCCAAGACAGAATCAACAGCTATCGCCGCAAGAAGCGCGTGGAATATCGTGAGTGGAAGGCAACGCTATCATGCGTCAAGTGCGGCTTCTCCCACCCAGCAGCGATAGACTTTCATCACGTCATCAAAAGCGATGACAACCAACGCGTCACCGACCTTGTCCGCAATGGTCGGTTCGGCGCGGCTCAGAAGGAAGCATTGGAGCGTTGCATCGTTCTATGTGCAAACTGTCACCGAATACTTCACGACGAAGAGAAGTAAATCGTGCGGAGAGCCAGTAAGTGTCGGGCTATACTGGGGAACCAACAACACCGCCCGTGGTAGGGACGCGGCTAATTAGTCTGCTCTCCGCTACGCCTTTTTAATGTAGCGGGTGGCGCGGTCAACGGCAAAATGCTACTGACCGCAAATTCTTTCGAACGTCTCGTTGTGTACAATCGTATCGGACAATAATCCGCGATCGTACTGCATCAGAATGTCCACTGTATCGCTAGACTTAAACATGTGTGGCCTAGCGAGATCGCAGTAGCTACCGCCCGTTATCGTTGCGCACCCACTTAGAAGCACGCTCAGCGAGCCCAACGTCATCCAGAGCTTCAACTTCATCCTCTATCTCCTTCGCCTTCATAATATCTTCGAGGCGTTTATCTTTGATTTCGTATTCAAGATCGTGGCGTCCATCCGCCTTGCCGCGGAAGTACACAGTGACAACCGCCACAAGTGCAGCGCCAACGAGCCACAAGTACATCTTCAGTCTGGCCAATATAAACATCAGCGGTCGCCCTTATTCCACTTCTTCAGGCGCTCCATATCGACCACCCCTAACGCTACCATACCCACCAGAGCGAATACGCCCATCAGGGCCAGCTTCTGCCACTCTAGCCCACCGATAACACCAACAAGGGGTGTGGCGGCAGACGTAACCTTTGCAATGGTTGATGCCTGTACCGTCTTCGACTGGATGATCCGCGTCTTCTGTTTCTTTGGTTCCGGTTCTGCGTTGCTGAGCCATGCTGACACCTCGAAGCAGGGGCACATTTTCGGAGATACGGAATTGTGCCCGATGATGGTTGCGATTGCGGGGTACTCCATGCGGAGCTGTGCAATCAGCCGGCGTAGCGCGCGATCCTGTTGAGGTGTGAAGTGCTCTTCGAACTTATCGTCCTGAGAGCCACCGTGTCCGCCCCATAATGCGATGCCAACTGATGACTTATTATATCCCTTCGCGTGCGCGCCAGACTTCTCAATCGGGCGCCCTTCCGTAACCGTACCGTCGCGGTCAATGAGGTAATGGTATCCAATGTCCGACCAGCCGCGGTCTAAGTGCCAGCTCTTACACTCGGCCATCTTATCTTCCGCTGATCTGCTCTCCCACCACTCCGCGCGTGTCGCAGTGCAGTGAACTATAATCTTGTCTATTTTCCGCATTTCTCACAAGCCTCCTTCTTGGCTGGCGCCACGTTAACAGATGACTTGCTATTTGTATATATGCCGAAGAAGCCCGCACCTGCGCCCACGATTACGCTGACGAAGGCGCTCTGGGCGTTTGTGGGCATGTCGAGCGCCATGAACCAAGTCGTCGTCTGGTAGAACGCCACGCCGTACAGCGTGATAATCATACGTGGCCAGATGCGCCACTTATCGAGCCATTCAGGTGTTATCGGCATAATGTTCTGCGATCCTTTTGTTTGTGGTGATTAGGAGTACCCTGCCACTGTCGTCGTAGACGACGTATTTTCCGTTGCGCTCTGTGATCACCACTTACCCATATATTGGCCAAGATAATACAAGCCGACGATGCATACGCAGAACGCAATGAAGATGCTGGCGGCCGTGGCGATCTGCTCGTTGCGCTGCTCACGCGCCTTCATGGCCGCCTTCTTTGCCTCGGCGCGCTGCGTGCGCACCTTGGCTTCATAGGACACCCAGCGATCCCATGTGCCACTGGGCGCATACAAGCGGCACCAGCTCTCGAGTTCGGCACGCTTCTGGCGGATGTCTTCCAACGCTTGGAACTCTTCCCAGTCCCCTTGCTCTCCGCCAGTAATCGCGGTCAGAGGGCTCTTCTTCTTACGCTCGACGGCGGACTTAATATCCTCTTCGGCAGAGAGAAACTTGCCGATCGAGCCCATGAGGCTGGCGGTTTCTTTTCCGTTAGAGAGAGCGGTGCGAATCACAGAATAGGCTGCGTTCGCGGCGGCAATGGATTCCAGTATGGCCATAGTCAGACATTCCTATACTCCGCACACGGCTCCCACAGCGGTTGATACTTTTGCAAATTATACTCTATTTCGGGTGAGGAATAAACGCAGACAATCACGGGCACTGGCCCCGCTGGCATCATGACCCACGTCACAGCAACGTGGATCAAAACCCAAAGCATTACTTTCTCAATGCTTGTTCGATGTTGTCTAGTTTCTGGAAGATGGCTTTGATGGTTTCTTTCATCTCTTTCATCTCACGGTCGTGCGCGGTTTTGTCCGCCTCATACTTAGATTTCAACACAGCAATCTCCGTATCATGCTTGTTTACGCGGGTATGCAATAGCCACACAAACGCCACAAGGGGCGCCACAAGCCAACGCAGAATAGGCTCAATCATATCCAGCATGTCTAACCTCAAGAAACTTTTTACCAACATATCACATGCAACCCACTTGCGCCACACCGACATCAATGTTAACAAAGTGTGAAAGATGGAGGATTGTATGTACAAACTTAAACAAATTGGCCCACGTATTCGTGAGCAAGTATACGACGCGCTGCACAGTTACAGCGCAATGACACGGCTATCCATGTCGAAGATAGTTGAAGACGCCGTAAGGGAATACTTGGAAAAGCAAGGCTTTGAGGTGTCTGATGATAATCGGAGTTGATTGCGGATACCGCACAGGCGGCGTGGCGCTCGTTGGCGACGACTGGGCAGAGGTTCACGACTTGCCAACATACGATGAAGGCGGCGTCGACGTCGTGGCTTTGATGGACATATTAACGTCGGTCGATCGCGTTGACCACATATACATCGAAAAGCAACAGGCAATGCCAAAGCAGGGCGTGTCATCCACATTTAAACTTGGATACGGATTCGGTCAGATCGTTACAACGTGCGCGCTCTCGCGCTCGCCATATACGCTGGTGACGCCTAACAACTGGAAGCGTTCGCTCAACCTACCGCGCGACAAGGACGCTGCTCGTAGGCTTGCGCAGCAATGGTTTCCGGATTTAGCTGGCCAGCTTAAACGTAAGAAAGACGAACACCGTGCGGAGGCGCTTTTAATCGCACTGTACGGGAGGGGAAAGAATTAATGCCAGTACATTACGACATACCAAACGAAAACTATCACCAGTTGCACCACCTGTCGTCGTCAGGCGCAAAGACGATAGCGCTGCAATCGCTGGCCGACTACAAGCACGGCGAGCGTAAGGAGACTACGGCGATGCTATTGGGATCAGCGGCGCACACGTTAACGTTTGAGCCGCACCTCTCAGATACCATCTGGGAGTGGGGCGGCAGACGCGTCGGCAAGGAATACAACGAGCTAAAGGAAAGCGCAGACGCTGCGGGCGCGATCATCTTGAACACGCAGGAATACGATAAGGTGCACCGCATGGCGGAGGCCGTCAGAGCCAATAGCGCGGCCGCTGAGTTGCTATCTGGTAAACTTGTGTGCGAGGCCAGCATTCTAACGACAGACGCGCTGACAGGCGTTGACATGCGCGCACGCCCTGACGGGTGGCGCACCGACATCGCGTGCCTGTTAGACTTGAAGACGACGATCGATCCATCGCCGGAAGGCTTTGCAAAGCAGTCCGCAAATCTGGGTTACCACATACAAGAAAGCTGGTATCGTCGCGTGATGGAGCTTGACGGGCATGAGGTAGATCGGTTTATCTTTATAGCTGTCGGCAAAGACGCACCATACAAAGTAGGTATTTACGAACTCGACACCGAGAGCCTTAATGAGGGCGATGCGGCTGTCCAGTACGCGCTAGAGCAGTATGCAATAGCGCAAGCAAATGACGACTGGGGTTACGATTATGGAGACTTAACAACGATCCGTATTCCGCCATGGTCGTTCAAATTTACTCAGGCAAACTAAGTCAAGGAGACACATTATGCCAATTTCATTCGGATCAACTGACGGCGAGAACACCGGCCTATACATTCGCGGCAACCTACCGCAAAACCGCTGGTGGACTAAAACGGAGGCAGGCGATGAAACTATCGACATGGATCGCGGCTTTGCGATCGACATTAAAGACGTCACCTTTGGGTGGCTTCACATCGACATCGGCGTCCGCGATTGGCAGCCGTGGCCGTCGCCAGCTCAGCGCACTGAGAAGCCAAGCGAAAACCACAAGCAAGGCTTTAGCGTCAATTGCTGGCTCAGTGATGGGCGCCCTGCGGAGTTTTCTGGCAATTCATACGGACTGGGCCAGTTCATTGCGAAGCTGTATAACCAAGCTGAGACGATGCCAGAGTTCACTGCTGGCAAAGTTCCGGTCGTCCAAGTGACAGCGACAACGCCTGTCGTTGTGGGCAAGGGCACGTCGTATGACGTCGGCTTCAACATTCGCACATGGATCGACAAGCCCGCGGCAAATGTTGCGCAAAATGTTGCGCAAGATGCTGTACAAGCCGCGCCAGCTCCTGCACCGGAGCCTGCGGCGGCACCAGCCGGAGACAATAACTTCGGGTTCTAACAAATGTAATAACGTGGGGCGCTGCGGCGCCCTGCGTACAACGACGCACAGGGAAAGCCAATGTCAGAAGCATATTTTAACAAGGTCGTCGATGGAGCAGTAGGCGACGTCATTGCGTCCATGAAGGGCGGCAGAAACGAAAACCTCAACAAGGCAGCATTTTCGATTGGACGCCATGCGCACATGTCGCCGGCCAACATCGACGCGGCCATCTTGCAGCTACACGCGGCGGCACGTCAGATCGGGCTTAAGGATTTCGAGATCAAGTCCACCATTGGCAGCGGATTTAAGCGCGGCGGAGAAAACCCTAAGCAGCTCGAAAACTCGGATATACAACCGTATATACCAAGTGAACTTGAGCGGCTGGTTACACGTCTGGCCAGTAAAGACTTAATCATACGCGACGAGGAAAGCCGCAGAGACAAAATCAAGAAGGCGCAGGAGGCGTGGGAGCGCGCCGTACCGATCACAAGGGAAAACCTAGACGCGGTAAAGCCTGCGCTGCTTTACCTTAACTCACGCGGCCTTAGAGCAAGCGCAGCGGTTAACGTGGCGAAGTTTACACCAAACGCATACGACGGGCCAGCGATTATCTTTGCGGCGTCAACGCCGGAGGGCGAGATCGAGGGCATCCAGAGCGTGCTCCTAACGCCAGAGGGAAAGAAACGCGAGGTAAACGGAATATCGAAATACTCGCGGGGCGTCATTGCTGGAAATGTAATGCAAATCGGCGAAACGCAAGGCGAAAAGCCAATTGTCATTGTCGAAGGGCCAGAGGATGCGCTAAGCATACGTCAGGCAGCCAAAGACGATGCGGCGGTGATCTGCACGTTCGGTAAGGCTGGCATGGCGACGTACACGCCTCCACGCGCCTCAGACGTTACGATCTGCGCAGACCCCGACCTCGACATTGAAAAGTGCGTCGACGTCCTCAAGGGCGACGGAAGTACTCAAGTGCACGTCATACGCTTTGACCAGCTAGACGCGGAAAACGTAAAGGACGCAAACGACTACCTACGTGAGGCTGGCGAAACAAAGTTGCGTGAAGCGCTGGCAACCGCGCAACTTTATGAAGAGGCCAAGCAGATACAGCTCGAAAGCGAGCGCCAGTGGCCAACTGAGTTTGAGGTCATCGACCCGTCGCTAATACCAAAGCGGCGTTGGATATATGGCACGCATTACATCCGCGGATACGTCAGCGTGTTGGCATCGATGGGCGGCGTGGGCAAGACATCCATGCAAGGCGTGGAGGCGTGCGCCATTGCGCTGGGAAAGGCGCTCCTTGAAGAGCCGGTGCGTGAGCAGTGCAACGTCTGGGTGATTAACGGCGAAGACCCATACGAGGAAATGCAGCGACGCTTCGCGGCCATCTTCATCCACTACGGCATTAAGCCGGAGGACATACGCGGCAAGCTATTTCTCGACGCTGGCCGTGATCTCATGATCCAGTTCGCAAAGCAAACGCGTGACGGCATCGTTACGGATGAAGACATGCTCGAGTACATGATCGAAAAGATTAAGCGCCACAACATCGGGCTGGTCATCATCGACCCGTGGGTTGGCTTCAACGATATCAACGAAAACGATAACGTCGCGATGAACGCAGCGGTCGCAGCGGCGCGCTACGTTGCAGACAAGACCGACGCCGCGATCGTGCTAACGCACCACATTCGCAAGACTAACGGCGAAGACGCAACGGTCGACAGCGTCCGCGGCGCCGGATCGCTGATCGGTGCAGCGCGCGCAGCCCGCGTCATCAATCGCGTTAGCCAAGAAGACGCGATGAAGCTGGGCGTGTCGGAGCATGAGGCGCTCGGCATATTCCGTGTCGACGATGGCAAGGCAAACCTTGCGCCGCCGGCCGCAAAGGCGCTGTACCGGCGCATGCACGGGGTGGAGCTGCCAAACGGTGAATACGTGGGCGTCTGCGTGCCGTTCAAAATGCCAGACTTGTTCGACGGGGTCAGCGCAAAAGACGCGCAGGCCGTGCAGCGTTTAATCGGGGCAGCCGCGGAGCGTGGAGAGCCAATGCGCGCAGATGCGCGTGCAAAGTCGTGGGCGGGCAACGCGGTGGCCGTGCAGCTCGATCTCGACATGGACAAGCAGCACGAGAAGGCGCGTGCAAAGGCGATCCTGAAGAAGTGGATTGAGACAAACGTGCTGAAGGTCGAAGAGTGGCCAGACAAACGGCAGGGGCGTGACGTGCAATGCGTCGTCGTCGGGGAATGGATTAACGCGTCGGAGGTGGGGTGATGAGTAGACACAGCCAGAAATCGAAGCAGCGTCATCCTGATGCGCCGCGGGAACACTTTGAGGTGGCGCACATAACATTCGAGATTGCGCCGGACGCGAAGACGTTCGCGCTCATAGCGGGCCAAGCGTACAGCGCAAAGGATCGCCGGCCGCTGTTCAGCGCGCACATAGAAAAAGGCATGAGCGAACAGCTACGTGAGCTGGCGTTCAGGCTTAGACAATTGGAGGAGGAGTTATGATTAAAAAAGTTATAGCGGTTTGGTTTTCATGTGGCGCCGCTAGTGCGGTTGCCGCGCATTTAACGATAAAGAAGTACGGCGACTTTTGTGACGTGCGTGTCATCAATAATCCCGTGGCGGAGGAGGACGAGGATAACAGACGCTTTTTGCACGACGTGGAAGACTGGATCGGCCAAGAAATTGAGATATGTACGAACGAAAAGTTCCCAAGTGCATCCGCAGTTGACGTGTGGGCAAAGCGCAAGTTCATGTCTGGCGTTGCAGGCGCACCGTGCACGCTCCTGCTGAAAAAGGAAGCGAGGCAGCAATGGGAAGCAAAAAACCATGTCGATTTTCATGTGTTAGGCTTCACCTCAGAAGAAGAGGGTAGGCACGAACGCTTCGTACGCACTGAGCGCGAGAACGTACTGCCAGTGCTTATTGACGCGCAATATTCGAAGCTAGATTGCTATCAGCTCTTACGCGCAAACGGAATAAAACCTCCACGCGTTTATAATATGGGCTATCCAAACGCAAATTGCATTGGATGCGTGAAGGCGTCGTCTCCTACATACTGGAACCATGTGCGCAAAGTGCACCCAGATGTGTTCGAAGAGCGCGCCAGTCAATCGCGGGAGCTTGGTGCAAAGTTGGTGCGGGTAAATAACCAGCGTATATTCTTGGATGAGCTGCATCCAGACGCACTAGGAAAGCCAATGAAGAACTTAGACTTTGAGTGCGGATTATTTTGTGAGGAGTGGGATCATGACTAGACCCATTTACGAGACGCAGACAGATCGCAACAACGAAAGACGCCTCGCAGCGAAAATCGAAAAGCACTACAACTGCATCCTGCTAAAGATGCCAATGAAGCTAAGCCTAGACTTCATGGCGATCCGCGACGGGAAAGCGGTGGCGTTCATCGAAGCTAGACAACGTAAGATCGCGATGAACACGTATCCGACGTACATGCTGTCGCTCTACAAGGCGATGCAGGCACGCTCGCTCACAATGACAACCGGACTACCGTGTTTCCTCGCGGTGCAGTGGACGGACAAGGCTGGCATCGCAACACTCCCGCCAAGCCACGAGGATATGCACGTCGAAATGGGCGGCACAACGAGAAGAGACGATCCACAAGACATCGAGCCTATGGTACACTTTGACATAGCTAAGTTTAAGGAGCTGTGACAATGACACTACCAATACCATTACGTGAGATAGAAGAAGACGAAAGCAAGCTGGAGCTTGGACGCATCGTGTGGGACGAGGAAGTTGGAGGCGCCGTGATTGAGTGGTGCGCAGACGAGATGCCAATGATGTCATCAGCGGAGATAGACGTGGCATTCGTGATGGAGGTGCTGCAAGGGATCGACACCGACGTGACGATGGCCAAGGCACTCAATATGGCGTTGCTGCGTGAGGGGTCGAATGGCACTTTGCACTAGCTCCTCAGTTTCCTCAGTTGAACTGAGGTAGAGTGAGGAAGTGAGGTAAAAGAGGCCGATTTTAGTTCCTCCTCAGTTATTACGTATATATACGTAACTGAGGAGGTAACTTCGGACTGAGGTGAAAGTAACTGAGGAAAGTGGAGGTATTGTTGCATGGCAAAGAAAG